CTCGTGATTTGATTTTGCTGGTACTCCAAAATCTTCATAGACCCATTCAACGATTTGTTTCTCATAAAGATTCGTCAGTTCAATAAACATTCTTTCGGCCCGCTTGACTCTCATCAAACCGAAAAACTTTAGAGCACGATTGATAAATTTAAACATCTCAAATCCTTTCTGTTATTGTCTTACAGTATTGATCCGATTCGCCAGTCTATCAGTTTGTTCTTTCTTCACTAGCTCCAAATACTTTTGTGCTGTGGTTTCATCTTCGCCGTAGTTACGCATTCTAAATTCAACCTTGCTCATCACTTGCATACCAACCGCCGTGCTATCCTGTGTAAATTGCGCATCGTGATCTGAAACAATGGAATCATCGAAACTGTAAACTGCCGTGTACGCACCCGCGGGCGCGAGATTGTAAAGTGTTGTATAAACATCCATTGCGTATAACAATTGGTCAATCGAATCGGACAAGCTTTTTTGAGTGTCCACAACATTTGCGTAATATGTTTGCTTACTTGTTTTTATTTCAGTCGCTGTAAGCGCGGTTAATTTTGGATCTGAAAGAATCCCGTAAGAAAACCCGCAATTGAATTCAATCTTTCTCAGGATCGCATCCAAACCATTGAGTATATTCACATCTCGAATGGTAGGAGTCCAGTCCTCGAAAAATCCTTTGCCGTCAATCTTGCTATTCAAATCCAACAACCGATATAAACGTTTATCAGGTAAACGCGGTTTCCCGTCTACACCTTTACCGAATGCTAAAACATCCGTATATACAGCGCGCTTACCAGACTCAAACTCCCACAAGAAATCCGACCATTGCCTATCCGCTTGTTCAATCAAATTCACCGCGCGAGAATAAACCGACACTCCCAGAGGGGAGGTAGGATCAATGTTGTTTGCAAACGGCATTTTGAAATAAGCGAACAGCGGCTTATCAATATTCAATATAAATGCCTCCGGTTCAATGTCCGCCCACTCAGGGAGGAATGTTAGAGCAATGGGACTTCCCAACATATCTCGAACACTGGACCGAAAAGCAGTATTTGTAATCCTATACCCCTCTGCAAGCATAGAGTGATATTCCAAACGTGTATAAAAATTCTGCCCAATCTGCTTTTGATCTGCGAAAACACATGAGGTCATATTTCCATTTGCATCAAAAGCAACTGGAAAAAACATGTCCGCTTGAACAAAGTCAACTATGACCATATCTTTTTTGATATATGGTTTGAACATCAAACCACCTTTAGCAGACCCATACTCAATATAGGTGCGTATGTTGTTCAAAACTGGAATCATTTGTTGTGCGAGGAAATCAGCCCGTGGTGATCCACTAATTGCCACATCCATTTCAATTGTCACCGCGCGCGAGATTTCAGCGGCGATAGCAGCGGCGAGATTTAGACTTTTGATTTCGCTATTCAACCACGGCGATTGATTTACATACATCAACGACCATTTTTGCAGGGCCTCTGCCATCAATGGGGTGATCGCAGTATCCACGCGTAAAGTACTTTTTATGGAAGATGGATTAAGCATCTTTGATAACACCTCTCTAATCCATGAAAGGATTTTTTGAAACATTACTCACCGCCAACAACAAGCCCATAAGTTTCAAACACATTGCCACTGGAAGTAAAGCGAATTTCTAAGCGGTAGATATGCGCGTCAGTCAATAATTTCAATGGCGACAATGTAATCACATCACCAACCACAGAAGGGGAATTCACTGGCATTACTGTACTGGTAACATTCAGCCAATCCGATGTTTCATCCGCGCCAGTGACATCAAAAACAATCACATTTACACTCGTAGGATTTACACCCCAGGGAGTTGTGGTCAGCGTGTAAGAAATGATTTCGTCTTCACCTTGCGTAACAGGACTTTCTCTGATTGCTCGATTTGTCATGCGTCCTCCAATGTTCGGACACGAGTCCTAATTGTTAAATCCCTGTTGCGTGAGATAAGGGATAAATCTATGTCGCGCGGATATAAAGTCAGTTCACGAATAACAACAATGACACTAGATAAAAGCGAAGCATCAATACCATTCAGCGTGTAACTTCCAAGCGCGGTAGTCAAAACCCATGTCCGCGGGAATGTGACCGCGCTGCCTGTGAGAATATATGAGTCGGAAACCGAGCTTAACTTGTGCCCTATGAGCAAGCTAGTTGATTGACCTGTCAACGCGTATGATCCCGCATTAGCCGACAAGACAAAAGTACCAACAGGGGTATAGACTAAGTTGACCGCGTTTCCTGTAAAGACATAGACACCCGCAGCCGCGGTTAGTTTGCGATTGAATACGAGTGGCGCACTCACACCCGCGAGAGAGTATGAGCCAGCCGTTGCACCTAAGATGCGCTTTAACAATAAACTAGCAGAGACACCTGTTAGAGTGTAAGACCCAACAGACGCAGACATAATGTGGGTGCGTAGGATCGTGACCGCATTTCCTGTTAATGCGTACACCCCGGCGGCGGCGGCAATCTTTCGGCCAAACAAAAAATTAGCCGAAATTCCAATCAAAGAATATGCGCCGACATTTGCGTTTATCTTGCGATTGAACAGCAGGGACGCAGAGACACCTGTGAGTGTATACGCCCCGGTACTCGCTGGCATAATACGCGTTCGCAAAAACGCAACAGCAATGCCAGTGAGAATGTACGATCCCTCGGCGGCTGAAATCTTATACCCCTTGCTCAGTGTTGCCGCAGCCCCTGTCAATGTGTATGTGCCTGCCGCCGCGGTTATTTTGTGGGCAAATAAAAGACCAGACGCGCTACCTGTTAGTGAGTAGGTCCCAGCGGACGCGGTCATAACATAGGCGTTTACAGACGACCTTACAGGCCGAATGATCGTCGCCTTCGCCGGAAAACCACGACCTAATCTTGCCATATTATCCTATTGACGAATCAACCACGTTGTTATTGATAAGTTCCACGCAAATTACATCGGTACTAGACCCGCCAAATCCTTCCCAACCTATCTCTGTCCCTTCTGGGAGAACTTCCCAAGGGCCGGTATCTGAAATAGAGTGAGAGCCTACCGCGCTTTCCATAAACACACGGTTGTTTTGTGGAAGATCAATTCTGTCCACCACCCCTGTAATTGCATTGGTCATAAAACTCCCGTACAGAATCGAATTATCTCTTTTGGTTATCAAAGTCACACCGCCTGCTCCTCCCGCAAATTCTATCGCCCCAATACCACCAAGCCAAGCATAGGTGGATGCCCCGGCATTGCTGTTCCCACTTGCAGAGAGTGTAACTTCAACGGTTTGATCTACAGGAGGTACGTCGGCAATGTGCCATACCTCGTTTCTCAGGCTTCCGGTTGTGTGTCCCATTATCAACGTTAGGTTTCTTGTTACACCACCGGCTGTTATGGTGACCGAACTAACTGTTTGTGCTCCAAATACAGCAACCCCAACCATGATGCCATAATTTTTGGCATCTACGGGCGACGGGGCAGAATGTACCCAATTGTATGTGGAAGAAGCTAATTGTATTCCAGAGCCGCTTGAGTTTGTGTGTCTTATCATTTTTTTGCTCCTCTTCCCTGTTTTAGGTGCGGACAACCGAATCAAACCCACTATGCCAAGCAAGGTCATTTTCATAAAATTTCTGCGGTTCATATCAGCCTCTCTAAAAAACAGATGCTCGAGCAATTGCCTGCCTGGCCACGCGGATTTTTGGCGCATAAACCAAAACCGAAGTTGCGGGCTTCAAGGCAACTACAAAGTGTGCTTTATAAGCGGCGGTTGCTTTGGTATAGGTGGTGTCGCCCGTTGCCCCCGCGCTCGCCAGTTCTCCAGTTGCTAATCCTAGATGGCCTCCATTGCCAGAGTTGCCAGCATTGTCAACGCGTTCAGTAAGATTGGTAAGGTTGGCATTGGTGAATCCAGACACCTCTGCCGTACCTACGCTGTCGGGCTTTGCTGCGCCGATAAGAATGGCAATCAATCTGTCTGCACCTGACGTACTTGCACCGGTCGCACTTCCGCTCGTGTCCTCAACGGCCTCAGAACTGGTTTGGATAAAGTCCCAGGGATTTCCGCTTTCAATGCAGCCACTAAAGCAATATCTTTGTGCCAGAATGTGATTGCCTGGGTCGTTTGTCACTGGATTGCCCTGACCAGAATACCGACGCCAAAACAATGCTAGACGCGTGGCAATAGAAAGGGTAGCATTTGGAACAGAAATAGGAGAGCCGGATACTTCTACAAACCCGTTAGGGGTTGCCAGGGAAATAGCCTGATCTGCGCTCTCACACAACAGTAACTCAATGTCCTGAGCGGCAAGACCAGCACCCCCCAAAGGTGTAACAGCAATAACATCGTGTGCCAGCACGCCAGCAGACCGAAAAGCAGGAATAGCCATTTATTACTCAGTAAACCAGACATTCACCAAATAATCAGTAACTGTTTCTGCTGTTTGCCATGTCACTCTCACCTCCCAAAATTCAGATACGGCCAATTCAATCTCCCTGCCCAAAGGCAATTGAACAATCATTCCGCTGGTTGCGGGGATGAGATAACCCTGCTGGATCGTCGGAGATGTGCCGTCTGTTGTGTCATTGATGCGGGCGGTTGCCTGTGCGGTACGTCCACCTGGTTGATTGAGCAATGGTGTGTACGTCGAACCCCCCGAAGGCGCAGCGGTAGTTTTTACTAACTCCACCTTGACGGGTTTCGCGGCAGCATTCGTACCATTCAGCATCACATCAATCTGCGTGATGGTTGCGCGTACCTGCGCGCCAGTAGCAAGTGCTACAGCGACTTTCACTGATCCTGCTGCCGCCCCTGCTATCAGGCCGGATGTTACTGAGTATAGTTGTGGCATTGTTTCTCCTTACGCCAGCGTAGCGAAGTTGCTCGTGAAGTCGATGGTGAATGTTTCGCCGCTGGCAAGCGTCACATCCGAACCATAGTCATACCACGCGATCAGCGGATCGGCTGGCGATGTGGGATCATCATTGTAAAGCACCACATAGCGAAACGTTGCTACCGGGCCGGAAGCGGTCAATACTAAATCCGTTGCCGTAAAATTAACAGTCCCGGTTGTGTGCTCTGCTGTGATCCCCGTTACCACCCTTGATGAGAGATTGGTGTAAGAGATTTGCGTCAAATCTGCAAGCACCGCATTGGTTGCTACCGGCGCATTTGCTGCCGCGGTCAACGCCACCGTTACCGTGCAGGTTGCGTCAGACGTGAAGTTATGCACGCCCTTCGCCAAATCTTCCACGAACTGCTGAAATTTATTGAAACTTGCCATTGTCTATCTCCTTGTGTGTATCTCCCGGCGAAGCGCCGCGAGTTGAATCCTATTGACCGCGCCGGCGCCACTCCAGGTTCATCCCGTAACGCGTGGCAGCAATCGCGTGATCGTTCCTATCGGGATAGCCTGAGATAATCTCATCGTTCTTATCCCGTTCGTATTCGTAGCTCAAAAACTCCTCAGCCGTATAGGGGCAACGCTCGTTATCAATCACGATCTCCGTCAAGCCTTGAAGCCACTTGATCGAATAGTTGACACTATCCGGCCCCTTCTCCGCCCCACGGCACGACAAGCCATATGCTCGATAATCCGCAACGCTCTTGGGTTCGGCGCTATCGGCGATGATGGAGTCCTCGGGTGTGACGCCCTTCTCCTTTACTAGCTCGTTATATGTTTCCTGATTGCCCCGCTTGTAAAGCCGTAGCTCATCGAAGATATACAGAATACGGCGCGCGGCATCATAGTGCATTTTGTTCCACTGCCACGGGTCAGGGTAATAGCCCCAATCAACGCCGTTGTGAATGCGATCGAACTCGGCTATCTCTTCGGCTGTTATCTTGCGGACAGTCACGTTCTCGAAGATCATCCCGCCCGCGCTGTTCGCAACACCCATGTATTCATGATCGTACGTGTCAGGTGCAACGGCCTTCAGGTGTTCGGCCTCGTCGATGAAAGCCTGCCCTAACCATTCGCGCGGCACGGTAAGGTAATTCGAGAAGTGCTGATACTGCGATGCCTTCGGTATCTTCACGTACTTATTCACCCAACTGTTCTGAGTGCGCGGCGGGTTGAATGACTTGAAGATATAAGCGTCATCAGTCCCGCGGATCGCCGACTGCTCGATCTTGCGGACAGCCTCCGCCCCCTTGAACTGGTCCAACTCTTCCAACCACAGGATAGCAATCGCGCCGAACGGCGGCTTGATGGACTTGAGTTTGCCCGGCTCATCACCGCCGTGAAAGAAGATCGTCTGGCCCGTTGGGATGTACCTGATCTCAAGCGGGCTGGTTGTGCATTTGAAACTATCGGTTAGCCCTAGCTGGTCAATCGCCCAGGTCATTTGTGAGTACACACTCCCGCGCAACGTGTCTTTGACTT